CGCATAACGTGCGTTCCTGCTGAGTTCGGTCTGAGTCATCACGCCACCACGTTGGAAGTCAGCGCCCAGTGCAGCAGAGCAGCAGCACCGCAGATGGCGAGGATCAGAGCGAGGCAGAAGCCGGCGATTTCGCGCGTGGGGCTCATTGCTTCTCCCCGAACCGTTGCGCTTTCCACTGCTCGTGAGCACGGTCCAAGAGCTTGCGGATGTCGTCGCTCATGTCAGAACCCCTCTGCCATCAGCGCATCACCCTCGTGGAACTCCGCGTGACGGCTGGCGATGTCGGCCAGCAGTTCGGAGGCGCGCAGTTGCACGTCTTCGCCCTTCGCGGCATCACCGAGCAAGCGGATCAGCGTGTCGCGGCGCGCATCGCTGTCGGTGCCGGCGAAGTCGTCGAAGAACACGTCGCTGGCGCTGGTGTGGCGCGGCTTGAAGCCGGGCGTGCTCACCATCGTTTGCGGGTCACCCAGCAGCGCGCTCATCAGCTCGCGGCGGAGTTCGACGTACAGGCGCGCGGCCATGTCGTCGCGCACTTCGGCCCGGCGGCTCGGGGCGATGAAGATGGAGGGTAGTGGGTAGCTCATCTGCTGCTCCTGCGTCTGGGTGACGCGTTGGCAGGAAATCTACCGGATGCGGTAGCGGCCTGTCAACCGATTTCGGTAGAAATTTCTGTATTGATGTCTTGGGCCATGGGCGGATCGTCTGGCTGATCCGCTACCGAAAGCGGTTGACTCCCAAGTATCGAATTCGGTAGACTGTGGGGCATGAATTCCGCCATCCCAAGTGCCGAGACGGTACGCGCCGAAATGGCGCCGCTAAGCCTCAAGCAGCTGGAAAAGCTCTCAGCGCTTTCTGGCGTCCCGTTCACGACGATCTACAAGATCAAGAGGGGCGAGACGCAGAACCCAGGCATTGAGACGCTGCGGCAGTTCATGCCGCACCTCAACGAAGCGAAAGCGGCATGACCCCCAACCACTTCGGCACCGGCTACACACTGATCCGCCACACGGACAGCCTGTTCCAGCAGGTATACCCGGTGAAGCCGGAACCTCTTTCCGAGGCGATACCTCTGCCTGAAGTCACCGACTCCGACTTCGCGGCGTTCGATGAACTGCGGGGGAAGCAAGCGTGAGCCACGAGCACGGCACTTACCTTCGCGGGATCCGCGACATCGAGGCGCTGCGAGTGCGCTGCCGGATCGACGAAGACACCAATTGCTGGCACTGGATCGGCGCTTTCGACCAGGGGATCCCGAAGGTCTGGATCGCCAATGAGAACGGCGGCGGCATGACGATGACCGGCTACCGCGCTGCGAAGTTTCTCGTCGGCAAGCCGGTCAAGCCACGCATGTACGTGTGGAACATCTGCAAGCACGCCGACTGCGTGAACCCGAATCACTCCAAGACCGGCACCCGCGCTGAGATGTTCGCGTGGAAGGCTGAGCACGGTCTTCTGCGGCAGAGCCCTTCGCAACTCGCTGCGGCGACGCGTAACGGGCGAAGTCGTTCAGTTCTTGATGAGCAGAAAGTTCTGGAGATCCGGGCCTCGGGCGAGAACAACCACGTTCTAGGCGCCCGTTATGGCGTGCATCACTCGACGATCAGCAAGGTAAAGCGCGGCCAGTCGTGGGTGTCGTCGGCGCGTGGCGCGAGCGTCTTCAACTGGGGAGGGATGCTGTGAAGGTGCTTCCCTATCTCCGCTTCACCTTCAACTGCATCCGCCTGCGCAGCGTCTCGCGTGCGCTGTGGGTTCTCTCATACGACAAGGAATCAGCCAGTGAACGCGCATGAGCTGTCCGAAGTGATGGCGCAGGACGCCGCAGGCATCGCCGCCTATCTACTGCCCAAAGGCAAGAAAGTCTCTGGCGAGTGGAAAGCCGGCTCGGTTGATGGAGAGGAAGGGCAGAGCCTTTCCGTGCGCCTGACAGGCTCAAAGCGTGGCCTGTGGCGCGACTTCGCCAAGGATGAAGGCGGAGACCTGATCGACCTGTGGGCTGCGGTCCGTGGCGTCTCGATTGCCGAGGCGATGACGGAAGCGATGGCCCATCTTGGCATTCGTAGCGACATGCCAAAGCAGCCGGAGAAATCCTATCGGAGACCCACGAAGCCGCAGTGTCACACGCCGAAGGCTGGGGTCCGTGAGTGGCTGACTAGCCGGGGCCTGACCGAGCGAACCATCGAGGCATTCAAGATCGGCGAGCAAGTCCGCGACAGCAGGACGTTCGCGGTCTTCCCGTACCTGCGTGAAGGCGAATTGGTGAACGCGAAGTATCGCGACATCGCCGACAAGCGTGGCATGCGTCAGGAGGCTGGCGCCGAACCCTGCCTTTTCGGTTGGCACCTGATCGACCCCAAGACTCGATCCATCGCGATCACCGAGGGCGAGATCGACGCGATGACGCTGCACCAGTCCGGGATTCAGGCGCTGTCCGTCAATGCTGGCGCTGGAAACCACCAGTGGATCGAAAGCGATTGGGAGCGTCTTGACCGATTCTCCGAGATCTTCGTTTGCTTCGATGATGACGAAGCCGGGAAGAAGGGCGCCAAGGAAGTCATCCAGCGTCTCGGGGTGGATCGCTGCAAGCTCGTCAAGTTCGGCGCCAAGGACGCGAATCAGTGGCTGCAGGACGGCGCTGACGGTGAAGACTTCCATGCCGCATTGAGACAGGCAAGGACTGTCGACCCTGATGAACTGGTGAGCATCGCCGACTTCTTCGGCCAAGTGAAGGCGATGCTGTACCCGGCGGCTAACGACGAGCCGCTGCCGCGCCTGATGGTCGGAGATAGGTATGAGGACTGCCTTGAGTTCCGTCCGGGCGAGCTGTCTGTGTGGACTGGCATCAACGGACACGGCAAGAGTCTGATGCTGAGCCAGGTGCAGATCGGCGTGATGGCACAAGGCGAGCGCGTCTGTGTGTTCTCTGGAGAAATGCCGCCGCACGTTCAGGCCAAGCGGCTGGCCAGGCAGTTGACCGGCAGCAGCAGGCCAACACCGAATTACATCGACGCATGCGAGGCATGGATCAGAGACCGCATGTGGCTGTTCAACGTCACCGGATCGGCGACGATTCCGAGGCTTCTCGAGGTGTTCTCCTACGCTGCCAAGCGGTACGGAATCGGGCACTTCGTGATCGACTCGCTGATGACGACTGACGTTCCTGACGACGGGCCTGGATCGCTTTCGAAGCAGAAGGAAGCCATCCAGAAACTGGCAGCGTTTGCCAAGAGCCACAAGGCGCACGTTCACCTTGTTGCCCATCCTCGCAAGTCTCGCGACGAATCCGAGGCGCCCGGGAAGATGGATGTAGGCGGCTCCGGGAAGATCACCGATGGCGCTGACAACGTGTTCTCAGTGTGGTCTGACCGCAAGGAAGACGGCGATGACAGCGAGAAGCCTGATGCGCTTCTAGAGCTGCACAAGCAACGCAACGGCGAGGTTCAGCACAAGAAGTTCTGGCTGTTCTTCAACAAGCAAGCGCAGCAGTTCTGCACCAGCTCTCAGCGTCGTCCGGTGGCGTTCGTTCCGTATCGCCAGGAGGTGTCCGCATGAAGCGCCCAGCGTTTCAGTTCTACCCGTCCGACTGGCGAAAGGACATGGCTCTTCAGTCGTGCAGCGTCGCATCACGCGGCCTGTGGATGGATTGCCTTTGCATTGCCCACGAGTGTGAGCCTTACGGTCACCTTGTCGTCAATGGAAAGCCGATGACAGCCGCACAGATCGGTCGCCACACCGGGCTGACAGCGCGCGAGTGCCAGGCTTTGCTTGACGAGCTCGAGCAAGCGGGTGTGCTATCGAAGACCGTCGATGGAACGATCTACAGCCGCCGCATGGTGCGCGACGAGGATCTTAGGAACCGCCGTGCAGCGGGTGGGCAGGCAGGGGCGGAACACGGATTCAAGGGCGCAAAGGACGGTTCAAAGGGGGGTAGGCCGAAGCATGACAAGGGGGGTTTTGAAACCCCCCTTCCAGGCGAGTCAAAACCCCCCCCTTCTTCTTCTTCTTCATCTTCTACTTCGGTGTATTCGGAAGCTAAAGCTTCCGGCGCTGCCGCGCCGCCTGCATCCGCAGAGGTCACGCCCATGTCGGCCAAGGAGCGCGTCTGGGCTTTGGGCGTTCCGCTGCTAGGCGATTCGGCACGATCGATGCTCGGAAAGCTCGCCAAAGCGCACACCGATGACGTGCTGGTGTCGGTGCTGGCCGAGGCAACGATCGACCGGCCAATCGACCCGAAGGCATGGGTCA